GTTGGCTAAAGCAGAAAAATATCGTTATAGTTTTAAATCGCATGAGGGTCAAACCTGCGTGGTTAGATTTGATTTTGAAGGATTTACCGGAGCATCAACAACTCTTGTTGGTTCTGCAAGGCCTTTTGTATTAAAGGAGTTCAATACTGATGATGATATTTTCAAACCATTAAGACCACAAATGGCCGAAATGAGTTTTATCGCATCAGTAAGTGGTGTTTCTATTGATGATTTCTTGATGGATAATGATGATGATATTATTGTCTATTTTGATTTCGGAACTTGGACTAACTATTGGAGTGGATATATGCTTCAAGATGATTTCCAAGAAACTTGGATTGACACAAACCACATTATTACACTAAGAGCAACTGAAGGCATTGGTCAGTTAAAAGATGTTAACTTAACTGATGCAGGTGCAGAACTTGTCGGAAGGTACACACCACTTGAAATCATTCAGTTTGCAATGGCTCAATCAGTACAAAACTTTACTGATTATAAAATTTTCAGCAACTTATTCCATTCATCAATGACTGATACATCAACTAATACTGGTATTGACCAATGTTATGTTGATGCAAAGACATTTATGATTAACCCGTCAGAGTATGACAATTCTTATGATGCTTTAGAAAAAGTAAATAAGTCTTGGAACCAGACTTTGTTTATGTACAAAGGCAAGTGGGTTATATTTAGGATGGAGGAATTATATGTTCCATATAGTGAAGATATAAGAGGGTTTAGAATTAACTCTTCTACAAGGACTAATGCATCACAAAGATTTGATGCTTTGGTAGGGGTAGGTGAAACAGTAAAGCCAATCAGTCCGGAAATGCTTCGTTTTATACAACGAAGAACGAAGTCAGATACTATACAATTTAACTTTGAGCAGTTTGATGAGATAGTGTGTAATGGTTCTTTTTCAAGGGGGTCATTAGTTAGTTCAACTGTAAATACAAAAGTTTATAATCTTGACTTGTGGGATTGGAAGGAAGGCACACCAGGTTCTCCTACAAACCCTACAACTGGAAGCTTTGGTAGAAAAGAAACATTTGAAACAAATGGTAAACTTGATGACCAATTTGCTTTTCAACAACAAAAGGCAACATCTGGCAATAGATGGTTAATATCATGCGGTATAGATGTATTACAAAGTGAAACATTTAAATTTAGTATAGACCATAAGTTTAAAGAAACATTTGCTGGTACTGCAACTTTGTTTACAGTGTCATTCCAATTAACTACTGCAACAAATTATTACACGCTTGATGATGATGGTACTTGGTACACAAGTAATGCTTCTTGGACTACAAACTACAAAGCTTTACAAACTTATTATAACGGAACAAATGAACCAGTTCCAACTGATTGGGTTACCACAGAAGTAAATGCAAAGAGTATTCCTGATGATGGAGTATTAAATATTCTATTGTGGTGCGTTGGAACACCAAATACGGCAGGTCAAGAAAAGTGGTTTAAGAACCTTGACCTTAATATTGCAACAAGATTCAATGGTTTAAATATTGAAACAATAAATGCAGTTCAATCAATTTTTACCAAAACTGATACATTAAAGCCTAAGTTCTTTGATGAGATTTATTTTGATGATGGATTGAGTAGGCTTTATAAGGGTAGCTTGTATGAGGATGATCAAAGCACATTGACAACTGCTGAATGGTATAGGTATAGATATCCAGATGAACTTAATGGATTTAGAAAGCAAAACGATATAGCACATTGGTCGCATAATAGGATTAATAGAAATAAGATTGATGTTAACTTCTACGGCCTTAAATTATGTTCGCCTATCATATTGTAAATTTAAGATATTATAATGATAAATACGATGCCGTAACTGTAACTCCATTTAATCCACTTCCAAGTGATATAACAAATGTACCTGGTGTTGGCTCGGTAACCGCATAATTGAAGTACCACTTGCCTTGATATCCGACCGCAGTAAGTTTATAAAGTAATGGGTCACGACCAGTTATTACACCGCCAGAAACAACAAGTTGGTCAACTACATTTATAAGTTCAATCGGGCCGGTTCCTTGTAGCGTATAGCTATATGTAGGAGTTTCCCCAATAGTAGAATCAAGAGTCAAATCTTGCATTATACAATCAAATTTATATACTTTGTAGTTGTTCTGATTGTCAATAAAGTCAAGATATGCCTTAAAGGTTGCATCAATATTTAATATAAACTGATCAAAGAACGGAAATGCGTTCATGTAACTTTGTATCAATTTTATTAAACCATTACCTGATACTGTGAAACCAGTCCTATTAATGATATATTCCCTAAAATATCCATTTGTCTTAGGAGCAAGTTCAATAAAGTCCCTGCTCACATTTATTGATGAGTTTTTGGCACACGCAAAAGGGAATACATCGCCATTGCTATATGTAGCCGTCAAAACTAATCCTTCTGCTTTTAATACGTCTGCCATTATTTATATATATATTTATCTTCGTAAGGATCGTACGTTAAAGTGGTTGGGTAATCGTAAGTTACACTTAATTCACCACCATTTACATCAAAATCTCCAACATTTGAACTAATGGTAACATACAGATTATTAGTAGGAGCAATAGTATATGTACCATTCAAAGATATAGTAAATTGTGATGGTGTAACTGATGCAACATAAGTATCAGTATCTACTACAATATCATTGATATAAAGTTTAAATGTAGCAGTTGTATTCAATGGATTTATTGCGTTAATGTCTCCGGTGATATTGCAAATAAATAAATCAGTCAAAGAAATGCTTCCATTGTAAGTAAACTTCTTTGTCCCGCTATTATAAGTAAAGTCAGCAGCAGATATTATAGCAAATGGTATTACAAATTCTGCCGTTGGAAGATAATTACCATTTATTGGCTCTGCTTCAAATATCTTAGTAACATTACCACCCGTTGCATCTGCATCAGAATTAAACACCTCAACAAGCGTAGCTGACCAAACTGATGAACTGAAATCAATCTCTTTTAGATTGGCAATAGTATAAATCCTATTTGGGTCATCATCAACAAACCTAATTGTATTAATTAGTCCAATTGGTTCAGTTCCACTACTCCAAGTAAGTCCATAGAAATTAGCATCAATCTTATTTCTATTAATCCTATTGTGACTCCAATGTGCTATGTCATTTTGCTTCCTAAACCCATTCAGTTCGGCAGGGTATCTATACCGATGCCACTCAGCATTTGTCAATGTCTGCTGATCATCTTCATACAAACTACCTTTATAAAGTTTGCTCAATCCGTCATCAAAATAAATTTCATCAAAGAACTTAGGCTTTAATGTATCTGTTTTAGTGAATATAGATTGTACTGCATTTATTGTTTCAATATTTAAACCATTAAATCTTGTTTCTGGATTAAACTGAAGATTTTTAAACCACTTCTCCTGACCTGCCGTATTTGGCGTTCCTACGCACCATAACAATATATACAATACACCATCATCAGGAATACTTTTTGCCTCTACTTCTTGCGTCACCCACTCAGTTGGAACTGGCTCACCCGTACCGTTATAATAAGTTATTAATTTTTTATAATTTGTTGTCCAAGAAGCATTACTTAGATACCAAGTGCCATCATCATCAAGAGTATAATAATTAGTTGCAGTAACTAATTGGAATGATACTGAAGTCAAAGTTGCAGTACCTGCAAATGTTTCTTTAAACCTATGGTCAATACTAAATGAAAATGGTTCGTTTTTTAACACATCTATACCACAAGATATTAACCACCTATCGCCAGATGTTGCCTTTTGTTCTTGAAAAGCAAATTGGTCATCAAGTTTACCAGTTCCGTCAAATGTTTCTTGCCTACCATAATTTCCAGTAGGTGTTGTAGGAGAACCAGGAGTGCCTTCTTGCCAAGTCCATAAATCAAGGTCATAAATTTTTGTGCTAGGAGTAGAACTAACTAAATCACCTCTAGAAAAAGAGCCATTACATACTACCTCATCAAATCGTTCAAAGTTAAATTGTATGGTATCTGACTTAGTTCTTCTTTGAATAAACCTTAACATTTCTGGTGTTATAGGCTTAATCGTTTCTCCAACACCTACTAAAGCATCAAATCTTTGTGAAGCGTCAGTCCTTACCGATGAGTTAATTCTAAACCCTCTTATGTTGTCTCCAGATGGCACATACAATTCCTCTTGCCTAAAAATAACCCACTTGCCTTTGTACATAAACAAAGTCTGGTTCCAAGACTTATTTACCTTCTCTAATGCATCATAAGAATTGTCATACTCTGATGGGTTTATCATAAATGTCTTTGCATCAACATAGCATTGGTCAAGACCAGTATTAGTTGATGTGTCAGTCATTGATGAGTGAAACAAATTGCTGAATATTTTATAATCAACAAATGTTTGTACTGACTGAGCCATTGCAAACTGAATGATTTCAAGTGGAGTATATCTACCATTTAGTTCAGTCCCTCCATCAGTTAATTCAACATCTTTTAGTTGACCAATACCTTCAGTTGCTCTTAACGTAATTATATGGCTTGTATCAATCCATGTTTCTTGGAAATCATCTTGGAGCATATATCCACTCCAATAGTTAGTCCAAGTGCCAAAATCAAAATAAACAATGACATCATCATCATTATCCATCAAAAAGTCATCAATTGACACACCACTTGCTGATGCGATAAAACTCATTTCAGCCAATTGTGGTCGCAATGGTTTAAATATATCATCATCAGTATTGAACTCCTTTAATACAAATGGTCTTGCAGCACCCACAAGCGTTGTTGATGATCCGACAAACCCCTCAAAATCAAATCTAACCACGCAGGTTTGACCTTCGTGGGACTTGAAACTATAACGATATTTTTCTGCTTTAGCCAACTCTATTGATTGTTGCGTTTGTTCTATTCAAAGCACCTACAAGGTCTGACCCTCTTAGGACTACATTTACTTGTCCACTCATACCTAACCCACCTGGCCCAACACCACCGAAAGATGGGTTTGCAGTTTTTTTAAGACCTAACCCAACAGCTGATAACATACTTTGACCAACTGCAGCAAAACCTTTAGCAGCACCTCCAACACCAGCAAATCCACCTGATGCTAAATTTGCAATTAATGATATAATTCCGGTTGCTATAATTTTTGCAACTAATTGTTGTATTTGTTTTAACACTGCATCGGCAAATGCTTTGAAACCAAACTTTCCAGTTTCAAATAAATTCATAAATGCATTTTCCAATGGCTGCAAAAATGTACTTGTAAGTAGTGCTTGAATTTCTTGAAGTTTTGCTAAATATATTTGATATGCTCCAATTTGTGCTTCAAGTTCATCACTAAGTGGTGCTCCTGCTATTTTACTTACTTTTTTAGGTGCAAGTATGGCCGCTTCTTCTTGAAGTTTTTTCTTGAGTAAATTTTTTCTTTCTTCAAGTAATCTATTTAATACAGTATTAAATATTCCATTTTTGCCCCATGCCTTTTTTAAGTTTACAAGTATTAGTTTGTTTATGTAATCTAATGTCATAGGAGCATCAACTGCTTCACCAGATTCTCCATAAACAATTTTACCAAGTCCTTCTACTTTCCCTTTTACTGGTTTTGGAGGAGATGCTAATTTAGATGCAGATTGTACGGCAGCTATGGTTGCCTTATTTAAATCTTCTAATTGTTTTACAAGACCTTGAATAACTCCCTCTTGCTCTCCTATTTTTTTAAAAGTAGCAATATAATCCAAAACACCTTTCCCTGGTTGAACCAATCCTGCACCTAATCTACCTTGTGATGAAATCAATTCATCGCTGTATTTTTTTGCTTCAGCAGATAAATTAGGATATTTCTTTTCTAAATCATCTAAATTATTGTACAATTCGCCTAAAGCATTTCTCTGCTTTTCTAATTCTACTGATGTAGTAGAAACTTGATCAACAAATTTACTTGCAACTGATTGTGCAATTAATGCTCTTGTGTAACCTTCTACTGCTTGTTTTAACCCGTCTATTTTACCTTTCTCAATATCAAAATTCTTAAATCTTTCTTCATCAAGTTTTTTTAATCCATCAAGTGCTTTTTTTCTTTCTGCTTCTGTTTTTGTTAAATCTAAAACAGTTGCTAATAATGCACGAGCAGATAATGCTTGTCCAGCTTGTGAGGCTCCAGCTTGACCAATTAATTCATTGTTTGTTATTAATGATTTATTGTACTCTTTTAGAGATTCACCTGCTCTAACAATTACTTCGTTAAATTTTGTTTGCTTTGTAAATAAAGCATCAATAGCAGCACCCAATGAACCATACTTCATTGTAATTGATGTAACTATTGCTGTTACTGCACTAAATGCAAGAAATATACCAGCAGGGCCAATCAATGCAGTTTTTAACTGAGACATTACAGAAGCACCAGTCTTTGCTTCTGCACTCATCTGACCAAAACCTTGTATGATACCTGGAAGGTTATTCTGGATACCTATGAATCCAAATGGTAAATCTTGAAGTGTAAGAGATAATGCTGTTAATGAGTTTTGTGATGCCTTACCAAATGACTTAACTGATTCAGTCATTTTTTCTGTACTTTTTTGAAAAGTATCAGAACTTTTTTGTACAGTAGTATTTACCTCATTTATGGATTTTTTTAAATCGGCATAGAATTTAGTAAGCTTTTGCGAAGCCTCTGATACATTTGCACCTACTTGTATATCTAAACTCATTTCCCTAAACGTTTAAAGATTTCTCTCATCTCATCCTCACTCATCACATTGTCACTATGATCATCACCTGGCAACTCCCACAATGCCTCTGGTGTTTTAGGTGCAGTCTTTGGGTCACCCATTAACCGCACCATTGTAAACATCAAAAGTCTTGTTTGCTTATATGCATCTACCTTTCTGCTTTCGCTTCCCCTTATCATCAAAGAAAACTCCCTTGGACTTATTGAATAGAAATCATTTGGTAGTAAACATAAATCACCAAACGCAAACGCTTCTATTTCTTCCCACGAGTAGTCTTTTTTTTTGCTTCGGGTTTCTTCTCTACTTCTTGCGTCTTTAAGAACTCATTTTGGCTCCAAACTTGTATGACCGACTTGATGTCCTCCAATACTTGTTCGTTGTTTAAATTAGCCTCTATGAAGTCCACAAAGCTTTCAAAGCTATACTCAGGAACTACATCCTTTATCAAACAATTGTTGTAATAACCACTATACAAAATATGAGCAATCCCAATCTCGTTTAGCTCATTATTTGAATAGGCTTTACCTTCTACGAATTTATCTGAAAGGTATCTGAAAGATGCCATTCCAAATTTTAGTCCAAGTTTAGTATCGTTAATAGTAATAGTAGTATAATTCATAATTAAGGTGTAACATCAACAATTCCGGTAGAGGTTACAGTACCAGAGAAATTGACAAATTCAGTAGTAGATTGATTAAGAGTAAGAGAAGTGATATATCCAAGAAACTGATGGTAATAAGTAGCACCAGCACTTGAACCACTAACAACTGGGTTTTGAACCCTTACTGCAACAAGAGTTTTGCCAACCATAGCAGCAAGCAAATCTTCGTAAGATACTTGTGATACAGTTGGAGAAACTTCGCAAATTGCATCAAAGTCAAGACCCATTGTAGCATCAGCAACTGATGTCAAAGGCCCACAATTTGTTTGCTCGGTGGTGGAATCAACAGTTGTGTTAACTGATGATGTACGCAGACAAACGAGATTCTTATATGATGAGCCACCAGCTACATCAATCTCTACATTCTGCAATGATCCTAAAATCTGTCCCATTTTATTCTATTTTTGAATTATTGAATTGTTGATAATAAGTATTTTTCTATTGATGAAGTTGTTTCCTTCTTGCATCGTTAAGTATCTTGATGATGTCCTTGCCTTTGCGTAAATCTGAAATTCAGCATCTCCAATATCGTGAACACCAGTAGTAGGTATTAACAAAGTTAAGATTTGGTCAGCAATATCATCAATAATACTATTATTTCTTGTCATATATTGTTCGCTGAATATATCAATTACCACATCCGCACCAGATACAAACAATTGGTTGTTGTTGTCAGCCGTTTCAGTTATGTCACCTATAATGACATAATTCTCAGGCATTGTCTCAAATGTATCATTTCCATAAACGGGAACATTTCTACCATTGTAGGAAATATTGCCATTTAGTATAGCCAAGTATCGTGTTCTTATGTTATTGCTACAATCTTTCATTTCGTTTTAATACTTGCTTAATATTGCTCTGTAAAGATACTAAACCACTTGTAACGCTTGGATAAAAATAAGGTGCTGGCCTCATCCATCCCCTCCCGTTCACATAATATTCTCTTGCCAATGCTTGCCACTCCGCTTCCTTTCCTGGGTATTGTGGAAAGTATTTACCCGTTCCAAACTCTATATAAGCAGCCATTGGGTCACCTGGGTCTCCCGCAGACAATTGATACATAAATGGTCTAACCTTGGTTGACTTAATTGATGCCCTTATCTCAGGATTATCAGCACTAAATATACCTTTTGCCACAGTTGCCATTTGTTCCACTCCAGCAGCCAACTCCATATCAATTTCATTAAAACGAGCATCTGCCTTTTGTTCCAAAGCAAAAATTGTCTGCCTTAATCCTTGAATATTTATGGATAGTGCTTTTGCCATCTATATAACAACTTTCTTGTATTGATGATAGTTAAGTCCATCCCAGTTAGGATATTCTTTCAATTGACCTGCCTTCGCATCACCTTGGAACTTCTTACCCCTATTTTCATAAGACCAAGCAGTCAAAGTAAGAATGTCAGTAGCCAAATCCTCTGGAATTTGAGAGAATCCACATTGGTATTTAATGACATAAACACCTGGTGAGTAAAACCAAATCTTGCCACCTATAACCTCAAATTCACTATTCTTGGTCAATATATCATAGGTATTCATTCCCGTCTTAATCTTCACCTCATCAACGCAAAGCAAAGGCCCATAAGGCACATCAAGTATCCAAAAGCCTTGGCTTTGTGGTGTAAGTTCTACGTTTATTCTTACTGACTTATTAACCAAAGAACAACCCGTCAGCTTCTCAATATGCACCCTCGCACCATTTACCAACGATGAAATCAACTCATCATCAGTATCGTAATTGGTAATACGAAGCCAATTCTTCGCATCAGTCAAGCTGACTGGCTCAACCACCGCATCAGCTAATATTGTTATGCCGTCTATATATGTCATCTTTAACTATATTTATTAACACTTTCTCTGAACCAACTTTCAAATTCATCAAGCGTTTTTCGTGTATCAAATTCCCTTGATCTTGCCTTCGCTTTTCTTGATGCCCAAGAATAGGTTTTTTTGTCATCCAACTTTGCAATGGCTTCAACCCACTCTTTAACATTGTCCCTATTTTTGATAAATATACCACCTTTTTCACAATTCTCCTTCAACCCTGGTGTATCACTACAAATAACCGGAATACCACTACACATTGCCTCAGTTGCAGTCCTTCCCCAACTCTCATATTTTGATGGCATTAGTAATATCCTTGTCTGTGCATACCATTGCTTAATATCAGGCGAATTAGGCACATATCTCACATTTGGCAATGTTTGGGTTATTTGCTCATCATATGACCCTAAAACGCCTAAAAATGACTTATGTGGCATTGCCCTCGCAATCTCTGCAAATATCTTACCGCCCTTGTTCTCGTTTAAGTTTATCAAAGTGATATATTCACTCTTCTCAGGTTCATTACCTACATCATAGTAATTGTAGTCTACGGGTGGAGTCACTATAAAATTACTAAATTTATAGTTCAAAAGTTCTTTTAGCCACTCTGAATTGTAAATTATGTGTTGTTTCTTCTCAGCATCTATAATCTCAGGATATGGGTGACTATTGTGGATAAGATGAAATACTGGTTTTTTATAAAGTTTGGCAGCATGGATTGTCCATCTTGTGTAGTCCAAATGTGTAAAAACAGCATGGCTCCACCTCATCAACCCCTCAATCACATTTGGGTTTGGAGGAAAGACATCAATACCATCAAAAACATAGTTGTTCCTAATCTTGTACTTATTTGCATCATGTAAAAGAACTCTAATGTGATGACCCTTTGCTTGCAAATCCTTCAACATAAAATGCAACATCCATTCCGCACCGCAATTATGCTCTGGAGGATAAAGATGCACAGAAGCAACTATATTCATAATGTTAGTATTATATCCGCACCTACAATTTGACCTTTGTATTGTGGATATTTAATTAGTAATTCAGTATAGAAAGTATCACTTATATAATGATTCTCAAATTTAAGTTCTTTTACTTTATACTTATCCAAATCAATCGTATTTAATATCCTTTCATCACATCCCTCTGTATCAATTTGTAAATAATATATATCTTTTATATCATACCATTTGCAGAATTGGTCAAATGTTATAGCACTTACTGCAATTGTTGACAATATGCTTTTTGGCAATTCTTTCAAATATCTATTCAATGGTTCTCCGTTCTCAATCAGCGAACTGCATCCGTCTAAAAAAGATGAATCCTTTGCAATCCACTCAGGCTTTACAAATGCCATCTCAACGCTTCCATCATTGTCTGATATAAAAAAATTGTAAGCATTGGCGTTTGACAATTGCTTTACATTCTTTTTTAGTTTATCAAAATAGTGTGGTACTGGCTCAATGAAATATGCTTGATAGTCCGTTTCATCTTTCAACCTATCAAATATATTGTCATGGCTTACGCCATCCATCGCACCAATAATAACGTAATTTTTCATAACACCATAAAGTTAAAAAAGGGGCGATAAGAATACCGCCCCCAAAATATACACTTTAAAAAAACAAACTATATTGCTCCGTAAACTGCTGCGGTTGGTTGGAACTGAAGCAGTTCACAACGAGCCTCGCAACGGAAGGTAATCAAGTTCTTAATGAAGTCATCTTGGTCAAACTCAGTGCTACGAACATTCAGACCAGATTGTTGAGCAATGGCGAACTTAGTAGTGTCCATTACATACATCTTAGAAGAAGTAACCAAAGAATGAGGGATAACAGGGATACCTACGATTCTTACATTACCATTGTTGTCAATAACCATTCCACCAGGAAGTGAATAATCACTTGGCTTGGTTTTCAACATGGCTGCCCAACCAGCGTGTGTGGTCAAAGCAAGGTTTGGAGTCCAGTTCAAAGCACCCAATTGAGCAACATAATCAATGAACTTCTCAGCAGTGTTAGAACCAGAAGAAACACCAGCAGTTGCACTTGAAGCGATAGCATTCAGATAATAAGTATCTTCTGCTTTTTGGAAATCTTCAATCAAAGACTGCTGAAGATAAGCTTGCAAGAATGGCAAGTCATCAATCATTTGGCGAGAAACTTTAGCGTAACCAGCGATGAATGACAGAGCAGTATTTACAACTGTTACATCATAATCAACTTGTGGCTTATCGCTACCTTCAGTTTGCTTACCGAAAGAACCTTCACCAACTGGAGTGTTACCACGAGGGAAAGAAACAGAACCGGTAGAAACGGGGATGATGTTGAATACAGAACGCAGATGAGGGTTAACATAAGACCTCAAGTATGCATTGTCAACATAAGAGGTGTAAACAGAACCAGTCAGGTTGGTACCGATGGTCATTGTTTGAACCGCTTTAGCATCCATTTCATACATAAAACCTTTACCATTGCCACGAGCAGCAGCTTTGATATCGTTCCAGCCTTTCTCAATAGCAGAACCGATTTCGTTCTTAATGTTCATGATATGCTCACCATAAGAAGTTGCAACTTTTGCAGTTTCTTTAGCTTGCAATTTTCCGAACTGAGCCTTTGCTTCAAGAACTTCTTCTCTTGCTTCAGCAGCAGTCTTGTTAGCCTTAACCAACTGTTCGTTGATTTGCTCAATCCTTGAATCAAATGCCTTTGCAGCCTTCTCTGTATTCAGAGCGACTTCGGCCTTCTGCTCGGCAAGTTTTGCCTCAAGAGCAGATTCAAACCTTTTTAAATCTTCCATTTTACTTTAATTTAGAATTTGTTTAATATTGATATTAGTGATTGCTCAAACTCCTCGTTTTTCTTTTGCTGCAAAGGTGTTTCTTCAACTGCCAATGTGCTACTCGCTTTTTCTATCGTTTGTGCCAATTGCCTTACTTTAATAAGACATAGTTCAATTGTTTCATCGGTAACATCGCTGTTCCTTATAAACTTCTCAAAGCTCTTAATTTGTTCTTGCATTTTACCAACTTGCTCAGAACTTTTTATCCCCAAAATTGGTGTATATTCATTAGCACCCCAAGCAGTCAAGCTTGAACCCTCAAAAAGCATCACTTCGTGTATCTCATTTGCCTCTGCTGCTTTTTGCTCTCTTAGAATCCTAAAACCGATAGAATGTTCACCAATTAGGTCACTCTCTACCATTTTGATAAAATCTTGGCCAAGCCTATGGCTTCCAACTTGGGAACGATAAAACAAACCATACCCATCTTCTTTCAATTCCAATATTTTACCAAGAGGTTGGCTTGGATCATGGTTCAGCAAATGCTTTACCCTACCTTTTGCCTCTGGCCCCCAATCTTGGATAGAACGCTTGAAAGCACCTGGCATCATTATATCGCCATCGCTATCAACCATTCCAAATGCACTAAAATAACCGCTAACTATTCCTTGCTTTGCGTCAACATCTTTAACGTTGCCATCAAATGATTTGTAATTATATATCATATTTATCGTTTTAAAATTAATCTACCATTTGCATCACGCTTTGGGATAAACCCAACTGTGCATCTGCAATTTATAGTAAATCCTTTCGGACTTTTAGGGTCACCAGGTATGTCTGCCACAACCGGCCTCCCAAGTTTGTCAACACTTGTGAATTGCTCATCAAATGCTTTTATCTGCCCATCCATATCCCAATGGTCATAAGACTGCTTGGGTATTCTTCTCGTTCTGCTATCCCTTGTCGCTATCCATATTTTATCAACCAAGAACTCATGCTTACTCGCTCCAACATAGGCAGCATAATTGCTCGCCCTCATCACCTCAGTCCTCGCTATCCTTGTTGCCCTCATCTTAGCATATCCCAACTCCTCATCCTCCATTATCATCTTTGCTATCTCATCACTACTCAACCCCTCTGCTATTCCAAGTGAGATAATTGCATCAATCTTAACTTTAGTAGTATTGGTCATGTTGGCAACCAATTGCAATCCAAATTTAGTTAAAAAAGTAAGCATCTCATTTATCCAATCCAAATTTAATCCAAACGGATTGCCAGCCTTCCTGCTCATTATTCCAACCGCCCTATAACTCGCATTGCCAAAAAGTATGGCAGCCTCTTTATAAAGTTTCTGCATGATGGTAAACATCTCCTCGTTCCACACATAAGTACCCATCATGCTCCTTGTCGCTTCCGGCCCGTTCTTCTTCAGCATCACAATGAACCTCTTCAAGTCCTTGTCAATCGCATCAGCAAACATCGCAGTATATTTTGCATCAAGCTGGCTCCGTAGCCTCTCCACTTTGATCCAATATTGCTCTCTTTGCTTCCCGTTCATTTTCAAGTCTTTTTTTATGCCACAACCTCAGTTGGTTCATCATCATCGCCTCAGTTCGGCATTTCCTCTCCGATGCCGTCTTGGGATGAAGAGTCATCACCATTGACCATATCATCTCGTCCGTTGTCCATGCTGTTACTTCCTCCATCTGGTACAGTTAAATCCATTCCAACTTGGTCAAGCCTCACCAGTCCACCATTTACATAGCTATACTCGTATGCTCCCTCTTTCTCTGAGTAATTCATAGCAACCCTCTTTTCATCAAAGGTCAACCAGTTAGCATCACGAAGTGAACGTGTCATTCTCTCCATATCCTGTTGCATCTCTGGCAATGCCGTAATATCAAAGTCAATGTAAAGGTTCTCACCATATCTCGGCACAAGCCATGCGTTCAACTCATCACGCAATTGACAAAGCTTTGGAACAATTGTGTTAGTCACCAAATCCCTCATTGCGTTTTGGTAGTTGTTGTAGCTTGATGTGTCGGTGTCAAACAACACAGCAGGCAAGCCAAATACCCTACACCATTGATGCATTGACATTTGCATTGTTTTCACCAATTCCATATCAACACTACTCAAACCAAAGTTCAAATAGTCCCAAGGTGTCTGAAGTACATCAATCCTACCCTTGTTCACCGTTCCGTTTACATCATCGTTCAGTTTCCTCTTAATGAGGTTTGCTTGCTCCATTGATGGTTGAGCAGAGATTGAACCCACAACTTTTGGAGTCAATGCACCCTTTGCTCCACCATTGAACGCCATCATTGCTGATGCATCAGCAGCAGCGTTTGACATTCTTAGAGTCTTGTAAGAAGCGCGAAGCGGTGACAAACCTCTTAGATGTGTTCTTGTACTTGCATTAAAATCTGGATTCCAAGTCTTCCATTGGCAGACCCTATCCTTTGCTATGTCA